TTCGAAGAAGCCATGGGCGGGTCAGACATGGGCGACGGTGACGATTTTGGCGCAGACGAAGGTGGCGATGCCATTGAAGTTGATGACACAGAAGAAATGATGCCAATGGCCGAAGCTGTGTCATTGAAAGCAGCCCCCAAACCAGTGACTTCTGAAGAAGGCGGTGTCAACAAGAAATCAACTGTTGCTGCCAACAGTGGTGCTGCTGGCATGGCTGCCAAACCAGTGCATGCCACAGGTACAGAAGCCAAAGGTCGTCCAGCACCAACAACCAAAGATCTTATCACTGATTTTCAGAACAAAGCAGGCGCAGGTATGAAAGATTTGTCGGCTGCTACCAAACCGCACTTGGCACAGGCCACAGGTGTAAACACCAAGAGCCCATTGCCCGGCGGCCGTAAGGGTTGATTAGATGTCAAGATACCTAAGAGAAGATCTTACCTTTAGCCAAGCCAACATTCAGGTTTTGGAAGAATCCGATGTGGCTGGTGGTAAGAATCTCTATCTCAAAGGCATTTGCATTGAAGGCGACAAGCGCAATGCAAACGAGCGCATTTATCCTCGCCACGAGATTTTGAAAGCAGTTGAAACAATCAATGAGCAGATCCGCAGCGGCAACTCCGTATTGGGTGAAGTGGACCATCCCGACGATCTAAAAATCAACTTAGATCGCGTGTGCCACAATGTAGAAGGCATGTGGATGGACGGACATGCAGGCTGCGGCAAACTCAAAATATTGCCTACTCCCATGGGCAATTTGATCAAAACACTGCTACAAAGTGGCGTGAAGTTAGGCGTGTCAAGCCGAGGTTCAGGTAATGTAGACGATAGAACAGGACATGTTAGTGACTTTGAAATTGTCACTATTGATGTGGTTGCTCAACCCAGCGCACCTAACGCCTATCCCCAAGCAATCTATGAAGGACTCATGAACATGCGTCATGGGCATCGGATTATGGAGATGGCTCGCGAGAGTGGCGAGAGCGACAAAGTGCAGAGATACTTGAAGCAGGAAATAAAACGCCTGATCAAAGATCTCAAAATCTAAGGAGAACCAGGCATGTTTGATGCTATTAAACCGTTGCTAGAAAGCGGCCTGATCAACGAGGAAGTCAGTAAGGAACTCAACGAAGCTTGGGAAAACAAACTGAACGAAGCTCGCGAATCAGTGCGTGCAGAATTGCGTGAAGAATTCGCACAACGCTATCAGCATGACAAGGTAGTCATGGTTGAAGCCCTAGATAAGATGGTAACAGAAGGTCTGCAAACGGAAATTGCTCAGTTAGCTGCTGAAAAAGCGCAGTTGGTTGAGGACCGTGTGCGTTTCCAAGCCAAAATGAAAGAATCGGCTACCAAGTTCAACAGTTTCTTGGTAACCAAATTGGCAGAAGAAATTGGCGAGTTACGCCGAGACCGCAAGATGCATGCAGAAGGATTGTCAAAGCTGGAAGGCTTTGTGGTCAGTGCTCTTGCCAAAGAAATCACAGAGTTTGCCAAAGACAAGCGTGACATTGTGGAAACCAAAGTACGCTTGGTACGTGATGCTCGTGATCAACTGAATTCACTCAAAACTAGATTTGTCAAAGAATCCAGTGCCAAAATGAGTGATGCTGTTAGCCGTCATTTGAAGGCCGAACTAAATCAACTTCAAGAAGATATCCGTATTGCTCGCGAGAACAATTTTGGACGTAGAATTTTTGAAGCATATGCAGCTGAATTTGGTGCCACTCATCTCAATGAGAAAGCCGAAGTTCGTAAACTGCATGATCTAATTGCTCACAAAGATAAAAAACTTGCTGAAGCAATTCAACTCAGTGAGAGAGCCAAAACTCTCGTTGAAAGCAAAGAACGCGAACTGCGTGTGATTCGTGAATCCAATGAGCGTCAAGGCACAATGGATGAACTGCTGCGCCCTCTAAACAAGGACAAGCAAGAAATCATGCGTAATTTGCTGGAAAGCGTTCAAACAAATCGTTTGAAGTCAGCTTTTGAAAAGTATCTACCAGCCGTGCTGGAAGATCGTTCTGCCAAGAGCCGCAAAGTGATTGCAGAATCGGTCACCGAAGTCACTGGTGATAAAACAGTTCCAACCCAAACAGCAGCTAGTGAAGATAGTCGCAGCAATGTGATCGATCTCAAGCGTCTGGCCGGACTGTAATTTTAGGACATATAAAGGAGACTTAGATGTCACAAGAACTACTTGAAAGTCGCTGGGGCGAGACCAAAGAAGCTCTGCTCGAAGGTTTGAACGGTAACCGGCGCAATTCTATGAGTGTTATTTTAGAAAACACTCGTAGATACCTCAAAGA